TCTTGAGCAGCTTGTTTTTCTTCAGGAGACATTTCAGATAATGCAGTACGACCTTTAATTTCTTCGTATAACGCAGAAAGATTAGAAATTATTGATTCGTGAAATTGTGGATTTTCTCCACCATTTACCTTAAGTGATTTTCTACCTTTGTTGTGCATGTCGTTACCTTTAAAGATAACTGCATCAGTTCCGTATGTATGCGGACCGGCATCATCGTCAACTGAATTCTCATAATTATCGCCAATGACAATTTCACTATCGTCATGTTGGTCATCAGTTGGATCATTGTTGCTGCCAATACCTTTTAATACATCTATTAATTCACGAATGCCATCTGCACCTTTACTATTAATAGTAAGGTTCATGTTTAATGATTCTTCAGGTGGATGTCCACCTTGAATAATAGCTGCAGGCATTCCATCACATTCTTCCATTGCAGGGTCTATAGTTAACCCTTCATCAATTTGTTGCATTTTTTGCATTAATTCTTTAAAATCCATTAGTAGTTTCCTGTTTTAGAAGTTGGCAACGTAACTTGTCTAGATCCAATTGGGCTAATTATTCCAAGTGTTTTATCAACTTTTGCAGCTGTTGTTTTTTCAACAGGTGCTTTTTTTGCTAACAATTTATCGTTAACACCTTTGTATTGCTCACCTTGATGTTTAACCTTGCTTAATTCTTTTAATAATGCTAGCTTATGGGTTTCACCTACTAAATTTTGATTATTTTCTTTGTTATAATCTTTACCTAATAATGATTCACCTGTTTTTATATCATGCGCATGGTTGATATCAGTTTCGGCGTCTTCTCTAAGATTTCGCACCCTTACACAACTTTGCGATACATTCATTGCTTCTGCAGCTAGGTATCTTATTTGAAAACTAGTTGCAGGATAAGTTAATGTAACATTATAAGTTGATACGTTAATGTTTTCGTGATCTGGAAAATCAACGTGAGACTCTTGAATAGGTGTGCGGGTGCCTTCTGAAAAAGATTCAACTGTGAATTTTTCTAATGCACATTTAAGTTTATTAATTTGTTCATCTGCAGGTTCTCCTGCAATTTTAATTTTAAATTCATAAACTTGTTTTGATTCTAGTAAATGTTGTGTAAATGATTTCATAATATATCCTTGATACTATATTTATTTCATATTCTTTAATTTTTCGATAAGACTATTCCTATCTGTAACAATATAGCCGTCACCTTGAATGTTAACGCCAGTATCTTCAGGATGTGTATCACTGTCTAACTTTTGTTTTTTAAGTTGAAGATCAATCATTTTAAGTTTTTTATCTATTTTAGCAGATTTTGCATCAATTGCATTTTTAAGCATACTTGCTGCTACTTCAAATACGCGGCCGCTATACCGTGCTTCAACATTCATTCCTAAATCCATTAAGTCGTCATATGCATCAGTTGCACGCTGTGCTAGCGCATCAAACTCAGAATCACTAATATCGCCTAGGCCTTTTACTTGAGGTAATGCCGCAGATATTTTGTCAAATTCATCCATATTTCTAAATAGAGGAACAGTAGCAGGTGGTGGGGCAGGTGTATCGTCTTTTATAATTGTTTTACTTTCTGGTAAGTTTAGGAGCTCTTCCAATTTGCGGGTCATGAATTATCCTCATATAGTATAACTATTTAAGTTATTTAGAACCGTTATGAAAAATATCATTTTCATTTATGACTCTAAATACTAACCCATTCTGTTTACAGTAGGACATTGCTGCTGCCCATTTAGCTTGATTTTTAATATACTGTGCTTGGTTGTATTTGTTTTTACCAACACGTTCTAATATGTGTTGACTTGCGGGTTTTATTTCAATTACTTCGTTGTGAATAATATGATTTTTATCTATGTATTGTATAAAAAAATCTGGAAGATAAATTGTATTACGATTAGTTAATGGATCTCTATATGGTATAGTTATTGCTTCGCTTGCCCACTTTTGTATAGCAGGATTAGTATCGCACATATTCATAAAACTCATTTCCCATGAGCTTCTGTAATATGGAGTTTTCGTTCCTACATACTTTCCTGGATTTTTAGGTGTGTATTTACCTTTAGCAAATTTACGACTGCTCATACTAAGATATTTCTCGTTTCGTACGAGTTATCACTTATACTAGTGCGATAGCCAACTAAACTTGTTTTTTCTCGATATGAATTTAAAATTTGAGCAACTACTGACGACAGTTGCATAGTTGGTATAGATTTAAGAGTTTCTAATAACGTAAACACATTTACGTCATCAGATCTAGCTTGATTTAAAAGTACGATTGCAATAGATCTAGCACTCGTAATATCAAATTCACGACGTTGAAAAAAACCAATTACTGCATCAATTTCTGCAGCAGGAAATGATACTTCAGTTGTATAAAATTTATCAAAGAATTGTTTAATTTCAGTTTCGCTAGCTGCTTGGGCCGGAGTTGGTAAATTAGTAATCATTGTTATTGTCCTACGGTATATTCTGGAGCAATAGTGTTAGTTGTTGTTCTTGGTACTACTGTCTGCAACAAATTAACTTGCGCTGCTTGGGTTCTTGATAATGCTGACGATTGCGGAAGAGAGACTCCTTGTAAACTGCCGGTTGTAAGTCCCGATGCTGCGTTATTAAATGCAGCACTTTTACTAGCAGCTGCAGATTTCTGAGCAGCAGTAGTATTATTAGTGTTAGTTGCTGATGTAGAGTCAGATGAGCCAAACCCGCCTGTTCTAGCAAATGATGGTGATGTTGATGTGTTAATATCTAACGACTGATCAGTTGTTAATGGTGACGGAGTCCAATCGTAATGAGACGATCCAAACCCTTCCATTCTTCCAGAGTCTACATATCCAGTATCGTACGATACTGCTTCATATGCAAGTTTCATTTCAAATCCGTGCGATGAAGAAGTTTCCGAATAAGCAACCTTTCCACCAGTCCACGATGTAATAATTGGGTTAACTAATGTATAACTAACATATTCATGTCTAGCCATTTGGTATATAGTAATGTAATTAAAAAATGGTGCAATTCGGCCGTTATAACCGTATGGATTTTTAATATACGATGACGGTTTAGTTGCAGTTTTATTGTATGCACCCTTTGCAGTTGCAACTGTTGGGTCAGAATAATGATATTTGTAGTATGCTTGCCATAATTGATTTATTAATCCCATGTTGTCATCATGAAATGAAATTGATGACTCGCCGTACTTGTGCTGACACTGAACTACTTTCTTTCTATTGTATTGATTTAATGTTTCGTGGGTAACCGTATATGCAGGTAAATCAACTGACTTAACTAATAAGTTAATTTCGTCTTTAAGAGTTTCTAGTAAACTAAAATTAAGATTTTTACCCTTAAATGCCGGCCAGTTGATATTAAATGCAACGTGGAATAAGAACTTGTTTTTTGGAAGTAATCTAAAACTGTCGTCAACAAACGTCCTAGACGCGTGTTGTTGACATCTTATTTGTTGAAATGGATCTGTTTTTATAAGGTTATTATCTGCGTATGCCATACATATATTTATCTATTTCATAAAGTGTATAGTTTATATTTTAGTCATAAAAAAGCCCGCATACACGGGCTTTTTATTATTATGTAGAGCTGTATTACACAGCAGTACCAGTTCCGCCCACAGCACTAGTGCCGGGGTTTCTTGCAGTATCAGTTGCGCCAATGCCGCCGCCAACGATTTGAACACAGTTATCAGGTTGGATTACTAAATCAATCGTCATACCTGTACCTGCATCAGCATACGCTAACGCACCAAATGTAGTTGTAGTAATATAACAACCATAGCATTCCCATGTTTCTAATACGTTTGCTTCTGAGAAGTTACCAGCGTTACCACCATCTAGCATTTGAATTGTCATTTTAAATTTATAATCACCTGCTGCTGCAGCTGAACTTTGTTCAAAGAAATCAAATTGTTTTTGGTTTTGTTCGCCAACAATTTTGTTAACTACGCCAGTCGAATCGTCACGTAGTTTAACAGCAACTGTGCCCCAGTTTGGTTTACCTGCATAATGGATGACACTATTGTATACATCAATTTTTTGATCAGGAAACGTAGCTGTCGGTCTAGCCGCTTCGACTATTTGTTTTGTTAACTCAGTAGTATCAGCTGATATACCTAAGCCATCAAATGTTACTTTAAATCGATATTTTAATTTAGGCATTAACATGCCTGTGTTATCACCCCCGTTTATAGGGACTGAAAAGTGTGATAATGATGCAATTGACATATTTCTCTCTCCTTATCCTAGACCTTTAAGTTCGCCAGTATTTTTCAAACGCAATGGAATGTAAATAAATTCCACAGCTTTTGTTGGTTCGATTGCAACATCAAGCCATAGTTCGCTACGATCGACTCTATCCGGTGTATTATTAGAACTATCACACACTACAATATAATCGTAAATTGCACGTTGGCCCATTAATTCAATTAACATAGATTCTGCAGCATGTTTAATTTGTTTACGAGTTGCATCATCATTTGGTTCAAATAAATATGGTCTAGCTAATAATGCAAATTTTCTACGTAAATGAACTACTAAACGTGCAACGTTAATGCGGTCTAATGCACTTGCTGCCGAAGCACGAGTGTATTGTCCCATATTAACTACACCAGAACCTGCAATAGATGTAAGCGCGTTAACTTTGATGCTAGCTAATGTATCACGTTGGCCGCCGTTTAATGCAACTGTTTTAAATTCACCTTCGCTGTCTACATATCCAACCGCTGTTGCATTGTTAATAACACCTCTAGATGTTCCAGCTGGCGCAAACCAAGGATAACTAATATTATCACTTAACGCAATTGTACGTAACATCATATAAGTTGGTGGAACAACAATGTTGTTTCCAATATTGTCACTTGAATAACCCCATGGATAAAAGAACGCCATATACGGATCAGCCGATACTAAACCATGATCATTATCTTCAACTGCAACATTTGTGTTGTTACCCCAGTTACTTAAAGAAGTAGCATCAGCAGTTAAACGAGCAGGTGCGTCAGCAAGTACAAACGCAGTAATACCACGATCATAATTTAAGATTTTTAATTCGCCTACTAACTCTGGATAACCAGGTGCTGCAATTAAATTAAGAACTCTTTCTTCTTCACGAATTTGTTGATTTGCATTAACTAACGCTTGCAATGACTGTACTACAACTTTACGTTGTGCAATACGACCAAATGCACCTGACCCATCTTCGTTATTAGCTGCTTCAGATACCCAACGAGATGTATAATACAATCCCATACTTTCGTTATTATATCTAGTGTTACGGGTTAATCTGTTAACATAGTTTGTGTGTAATCTTTTAACATTAAATCCGCTTCTACGCAAATTCCATAACAACATACCTTTTGGATATAATGCAGGATTTGGTGCATCGAAGTCTAAGAAGTTAGCTGCGTTTCTTTCGTCTACTGGTAGGTTAAGTCCGCCTAACAACGCAGTGATTGTTGCAGGAGTGTCTGTAGTACCAGATGTATCCCATCTTGCATCAGCAAACAAAATACCATTTTCTGTAGATTGATCAGTTTTATCAACTAAATCCCATACCATAGTATACGAGTTAAATTTATAAATCGTTGGGTAGTTGTCAGTATCTGAAGAATCAATCCACAAATCACCATTAACTAAATCATCTCCATTTTTTTGATAAAGAGGACGAGTTGGACTTACAATTGGTCCAGATGCATCTGTAGATGATAATCCGTCACCTGGGTTATAGTTACGATAAGCTACCCAAGTAGTACCATTGTGTGCCATAATATCAACTTCTTCAATTTTTGAATCATACCACAATTGGCCATTAGATGGTCCAGCAGTTGGCTGTGTAGATTTTGGAGTAATAAATGATGATGTTTTATTAGATGTAAATTTTGTCCATAAGCTAGCAATAAACCATAATCCATTTGAATGTTCATAGAAGTTTGGTGTAGTTGTTGTAGAAAACAACGCACTAATTGGACTATTTGTTAAGTCTTGGAATTCAATGTCACCACCAGTTGCATGAATAATAGCAATTTTTGAAGTACCTACATGTACTGCAGACACGTTTGAAGTAGTTGACGGTGTGTTAATTGCACTTAAGATAATATCAATAATAGCAGAAGTTGATGTATCTGCATTAATATGGAATGAAACTACTCTGCTTTTTAATGTTGAAGAACCTACTACGCTTTCATACAAGTTAAACGAATAGTCACCTGCAGTACCACTACCACCTGGAAAATTAGTAACACTAATGTCTTCAGATTCAATTCTAGTAGCACCTACGCCGCTACGACGATATACTGTAAATGTTGCAAGCGGATTTGGTGAGTCTTGTGTTTCGTTAGATTTAACATAATAAGTGCTACCTGCAATGTGCAAACCACCACCTGTTGGATCTAACCCTGCTAACGCAGCAGCACCTGTTGGGTATACAGAAACTGTTGAAGGAATCCACGATTTTGAAGCCGTTTTGTATGTATTAATGATAAAATCAGCGCCATTATTAATTGCAGTTGTTTTAATCCAAATAGATCCCGACGGTCTGTTGCTAACTGTATCGGTATTATCTTTTATTTTGAACAACGGAACAGCTGTGTGTGCTGAAATTTGTAATGCAGGTGCTACATACGGTTTAGCAATAGTAACACCGAGTTTACTAGCAGTAAGTGTTTGAGTATCAGCAAAAGTAATATCTACACCTGTTGAATAAATTTCAAGTTTGTTGTTAATCAATGCAGCGGTAACGCCGTCAGATGCAAGAGCAGTGTTAGCATTAATTGCAGCAACTAATCCTGCAAAAGTAGTAATTGTACTACCTACGGTATCAAGTGCAATTTCAACTCCATTTAGAATAAATCCATCTAAAAGAATATCTAATTCAACAGCAGAACCTGAACCGATAACAGTTGGGCGGCTTGCTTTCCACTCAGATGAACCAACTTCTACCCAATTACCAGCAGCTGTGTTCGTTGCGTATTTTTTGTACCACAATTTATTAAGACTTGATACTGCAACAATTGCGTATGAACCAGTTAACCCAACACTTGATTTAGGAGCAATGCTTCCATTTCCAAGTGTTTCAACTTGTGTTAACTCAGTAATAACTAATGGTACTACATTTTTAAATGTTTGCCCGTCAACATACGTTGCATCATAGCCATTCCATTCAAATACGCCCCAACGTGTAGAAGCTGTGTTTAACCAAACTGCGCCGTCAACTGGATCACTAGATGGCATTACTGCCGTAGCATTAAGTTGAGATAAATCAACACTTGCACGCGCAACATATGCACGATTACTTACACCTAAGAAACTATACGCAGCTTGCAAACCGTATTCGTTTTGCTCGCCAGCGTGAATTGGATTGTTGTTTGTATCGGTTTTAAAAATTGGAGTGCCGAATGTGTCCACTAAATCTTTTTGACTTGTAAGTAAATATACCTTACCGTCATTTTTTGCTAGAGTGCCTGGAGCAAAGCCTGTTCCAGACCCTGTTAATTTATTTGAAGCAGAAGCGACAAAAATTAAAGGTATTGTACCGGCGTTGGATACTGTGTAAAAACTTTCATCAATAACAGATACGCTAACGCCTGGTGAACTAAGTTGAGCCATAATTATAATCTCCATATATACAAGTTCTAACTGTATTTATAGTAAATTGTAATTTTATGGCGTTATATCTTAACTATTTTGGTTACTTTTGCGTACAACTCGTCTAATGTGCCGGTATTATCAATTATATGATCTACTTCTAAACCATACCATGCCCATTCACTTTCGTGGATTCCGAACTCTTTTAACATTAAAATATCTTCTATGTTACCGGCTGATGCACCCTTAGCATGTAAATGCCATTCCGGATCTAGACTTCTTTTTACTCGAACAATAATACCACCTAAGTTCTTAATAGTATCAAACTCGTTAGGAAATCTACAATCGCTTATAACTACATCAGTACCTACATTACGTAATTTGTTTTCTAAACTAGCAACCCAAATATCGTCATGAAAGCCACGTCTACATACTTCAGTACCCCACAGCTGTAAAATTAATCTAGGAGTTAATCCAACCATACCTAATCTATCTTCCCACCATGTGTCAACTTGTTCACGCCATTCTCGAGACTCTTTAGTTCTACCTTCAAGTAATTCTCTGTCCCATCCAAACACTGCAGACACTGCATCTTTTAAAGTACCTGCAAAACTTTCACGTTTAAAGTTATAGTTACTTACTAAGTAATCAGCAATAGTGTCTTTGCCTTCACCTATGTTTCCTACGATTCCAATTATCATTTTATTCTCCTAAAAACGCATTATACGCTCATCTTAGGAAAATGTCAAGTTAACCAATTATAAAATGATAGCCTTGACCGCCAGATATTTGTGTTTCAAGTTCTTTATCAAGTGCAACAAGTTCTTCTTTACCTGCAGATTTCATATCATTACCGTTTAGTGTAATTCCGCCACCCGGTCCTGCAATAGTTGAAAATAAACTACGTGCTTCTCCTAACATAATTTTACAAGTTGCAAGTGTATAGTCACGCAACCATTGTTTAGCATAGATGTCAGTTAATAATACAAAGTCAGGTCGATAATTATGTGACTTAATTAAAATCTGTTCACCTTGTGCAAATGGACGTTGTAAGATTGTCAACACATGACTAGTAGGTTTCCATTTAAACTCAATATAACTACCAAACATTTTACCAACTAGTTTTTGGTAACCTGCAAACAATTCATAAGTTGCAAGTCCGCCCATCATACTACCACTCATCATGTATGTATTAGTATACGCCAAATTAAATGGTTCAAACAATGTTCCACCTGCACCCATACCGGAACGTGAACCAATAGCACGTCTAAATACACTCTGTACTTCTATAATTTCGTCAGGTAATCTGTAATCGTTTTGATCTTGTACTAGTTCTAAAAAGCTATAACTTTCTTCTACTGCATTTGGACTGCGTTGTCTAAAGCGAGTTAACGCTCTATCTAATGCAGTTTCGTAATGAATTGGGTCGAGGTCCAAATCAATCATTCCCGCACCTAACATAGTGCTTACATATTCAAATACTTTATTTCTTTCTATCAATGATGTGGTTTCGTCAGACATAATAGTTCTCCTACTATATTTATCTTACGATAAATATGATAACACTCAAGGAGAAGTAATATGCCGAGGCTTAGTCTTTATAAACCCGAGAAAGGCAATAACTACAGATTTATCGATCGTCAAATATCATTGATGTTTCAAGTTGGTTGCACAGATTGCCACGTTCATAAATATTTAGGACCTAAAAATCCGTTAGAAGGAACTGCTGATCAACCAATATATGATGTAATAAAAGAAACAAATATTCAAGATTTATTATTCTTAGAAAACCGTGATCGCAAGTATGAACAAGAAATTTATCGTATTCGTGGTCATTATCAACTTCAAAATCTTAATTTCAATTTAAGCCAGTTTGGTTTGTTTATTGATAACGATACAGTGTTTATGACAGTGCATATTAACGACATTATTACTACAATTGGTCGCAAATTAATTGCAGGTGATGTTATGGAGTTGCCGCATTTAAAAGATGATTTTGCATTAAACGACTTAGATTTAAGCATGCCTAGATTTTTTGTAGTTGAGGAAGTAGATCGTCCAAGTGAGGGGTACAGTGCTACATGGTATCCGCATTTGTATAGATTAAAACTGAAAAAACTTACAGATAGTCAGCAATATTCCGATATTCTTGATCAGCCTGCAGGGGAAGATTCAAATTATGCACTACGTGAATTGTTAAGCACTCGTACTAAAGAACTTGAAATTAACGATGCAATTATAAAACAAGCAGAACTTGATTCACCAATGAGTGGATTCCAAGTTAGACAATATTATACATTAGCAACTGATCCAGTAACCGGTGCCGCGTTGTTAACTACTGTTGATTCCGATGCAATTGATGCTAGTTATAGCAGTCAAACAATTAACGGATTATCAAATATTAATGTTAGCAGTGTTAACGCAGTACCGTTAAGAACAGGTTATAGCGGATACTTATTTGGTGACGGATATCCACCTAATGGGTATGTATTTGGAACTGGAATTGCGTTTCCGCAAGCACCTGCATTAAATGATTATTATTTAAGACTTGACTTTTTACCAAATAGATTGTTTACATTTAACGGGCAACGATGGCTAAAAGTAGAAGATAACGTGCGTATGACTATGACAAATACTGATACTAGACAAACACTTAAAACTGGATTTATTAATAACTCTAAATTTATGTACAACGACGAAGTTGCTGTAGATTATGTAAGACTAGAAGTTGGTGATTATGAATTTAACACTGATATTAACTATTCAATACAAGGTTTATATCTTGTAATTAAACTATCAGCTACCCGTTTAGAATTTGTAATTGCAGATAATCCAACGTTAATCACGCCTTACATTTCTAATGGCGTTAACAAAATCAAAGTAACGTTACCAATAGTAGACGAATCCCAAATTACTATTCCGTACGATGGTGCATGGCGTGTAATGCTGTTTAATAATAGAGAAGCTGAACGTCAAAGTTTATCAAAGGTACTTAAACCAAAAGCAGATTTGTAAATTTTTGCTGCAATAAATAACGGAATAGGAGAATGTATGCAACATTTTTATGACGGTGCCATAAGACGGTACGTTACACAAACAATTAGAGTTTTTAGTGAGTTTACTGTACGATACAGCGACGGATCGTTACATCGTATTCCAGTTGCGTATGGTGATTCGGATAGACAAGCTGCTACTGTAATAAGGCAGAATTCAGAAAATACACTAAATTCTATACCAAGAATCAGTGTGTATATATACGGATTAGATTTAGAAAGAGAACGTCTTCAAGATTCAACATTTGTTAGTAAAAAGCATGTTAGAGAACGTGAAATAGTAGACGGGCAATATACGAGTAACGTTGGTAGAAATTATACAATAGAACGATTAATGCCAACACCGTTTAAGTTAACTATGAAAGTTGACATTTGGACTGCAAATACTGATCAAAAATTACAAATTTTAGAACAAATTTTAATGTTGTTTAATCCAAGTTTGGAATTACAAACAACTGATAACTATTTTGATTGGACAAGTATTTCAGTATTAAATTTAGATTCAATTGCATGGTCAAGCAAAGCAGTACCAGTTGGCAATGATACACCAATTGACATTGGAACATTAACCGTAAGTGCGCCTATATGGATTAGTCCGCCAGTTAAACTTAAACAACATGGGATTATTACAAAGATTATTACCGGATTACATGATGCAAATGCACCGTACATTTCAGGTTTTGGTAATGATGCGTTTATACCAGACTTAACTACGTCTACATTAATGACTCAGATTATTTCAGTGACTGAAGATTATGCAATTGAAGTAGTAAACAATCAGATTACATTATTAAACTCAAAAAATTCTTCGTTAACTAATGATTTGTCACTAGACATGCCAGAACATTATAATGCAGAAGTTAAATGGGACGAGTTGTTAGAGATGTTCCCAGATAAATTTATATCAGGAGTAACTAGGATATTTTTAATGCAGCCCGACGGCACAGAAGTTAATGGTACTGTTTCTAGACATCAATATGAAGAAACAATATTAGACGTTGTTTGGGATCAAGATACTAAAAATCCAAACACTGGCATTAACAGTGTAGGATTGTTTGATTTTGATTTAAATTACGACGCAGGTCCAAACTATAGAGATGTTCCGGGATACATGCAATCTCCCGGAACCGTTGATGCAATTATTAATCCTCTTACATTTGATCCAACTGATCATCCTATATATTCAGGATGCCGATATCTATTAATTGAAGATACTGGTAATGAACATAACGAAGATAATCCAGATGGTTGGAAAGGAGCCAACGGACAACCGCTAGTTGCGCATGCTAACGATATTATTGAATGGGATGGTAATCAGTGGATTGTAATTTTTGATTCAGTGAATGCGTTTGATTATATGATTTGGCAAACAAATATTTTTACTAGTATACAATATGTGTGGAATGGGATATCATGGCTTAAAAGTTTTGAAGGAATTTACAAGGTGGGTAAATGGCGACTAGAAATGTAACCGAACAGGTAATATGTAGCGGCGCACTTATATATTCTCAAGCTACACATAGATTTCTGTTGATCCAAAAATCCTCAGGTAAACATCAAGGAACCTGGGGATTAGTCGGAGGGACTAATCTCGCTGATGAAAATCCGTGGCAAGGTCTTACTAGAGAAATAGAGGAAGAAATTGGATTTCTCCCAGTCATTAAAAAAACACTACCATTAGAAAAGTTTGTATCTAATGATAGTGTTTTCAATTTTCATACATATTTTTGTTTAGTGGAAAATGAATTTGTTCCAACCTTAAGTAATGAACACATTGCATGGGGTTGGTTTAGTTTAGTTGCACTTCCAAAACCTATTCATCGCGGGTTAAATCTTAGCTTGCGTAATAAAATTATACAAACTAAGATTCAAACTGTTATTGATATTATTGATAGTTTATAATTAAGATACGTTTTATCTAACAATTTCAGTTAACTCTTCGTGAGTAGTTGCTGCAGTAATAGCTGCAATTTTAGAGTCTACTTCTAATTTTGATTGTGTAAGTACATCGGTATCGAACGCCGACGGATCTACTTCAAAATTAGAATGTACCATTGTAGTAACTGACGATATTAGCTTTTGTTTAATTTTTTGAATTTCATGTTGTTGTCTTTCAGCAAGAGTCATGTTAATTACAACATAAGTAATACCGATTGGATCAGTAGTTAAATCGTATTGAGGAATAACTCTCTCTAATGATGTTACTGTCGGTTCTGGTTCTATTTCAACCGCAGGTCTCCAATTAGTATCATCACTGTTTATTGCAACTATTTGTTTTAATAAATTAATCGAACCGTCTTGATTAATTCTTACTTTAAAAATTGTATTCATGTTTAAAATCCTTTAAATATATTTAATGTCTGTTGTTTTTTTCTTGTATAACCATTTTCTATAAAATCCCGGAGCACTAGTTCGGTATGTAAAATTAGCCAACGCAATATCTTTAGCACTAGCTAAACCAACTTCGGCAGTAATGATTTCTCGTTTATACGGAATTACTTGCAATAACGGAGTACCTGCATATATTTTAATGTGCATCGGTTTTACTGGAGTAACCATTAAATTTAAATGATGAAATGTGTCGTAATCATTAATACCCGGATATACAAATAAATCACGAAGAAACGGAGAATGGTACATTGCCGGCATAACAAGCGCAGAATACCCTGGCTTAGTAAACGCCTTCCATGGAGATGGAAATTTTATAGCATGTCCTGTCATACCTTCATCGAGCGCAATTATGTCTTTTACTACGTGGTACGATAATGGTTGATGAGGTAAACATGGAAATGTAGTGCCTCTACCGATTTGAATTTTAAAAGTAGATTCCGTAACAATAATTTCAAAATCTTCCCATGCAGGAATGATGTATCCTGTTTTATACAAATCGTGCATACCCGGACACGCAGAGAATTTATGAGTTCCATGATGGGTCGCTTCTTTTTGCTGATCAATCATCCAGTCTGGTTTAATATCTACTGCGCGTTTTACAGGTTGCCCTACTTCATATCCTGGAACTTCACACTTGAAAGAAATCATAGGAGTTGTATCAAATGCTTCAAATAATAACGATTTAATAGTTGATATTATAGACATTATTTTTTTACTCTAATATTATTAACATAATAACTGCACTGATTATCTTGTTTCATTCTTGTTATTTCTCTTTGATTAAATTCTTTAGAAGTAAATGGTCTAACAGTGTACTTATCAATATTAGTATTGCGTTTAAACGGAATACATTGTATTAACGGAGTTCCTGCAGGTAAAATGTCATCAAAATTATTAGCTAGCCACACAGTTGGAAAATTAATTTCTCTATCATACATATCGGTTTCGACCACTGCACCTAATGTTAAGAATCTAGATTCTAAATGATTAACCGGTGCAGTAAATAAACACGAATATCCTGGAGGAGTTTTAATAACAAAATGATTTAAAAATTTAATTAAATGTTTTCCAGGATACGGAAAATTTGGTCCTACTTGAGTTGGGTCGTGTTCGTCTGTTAATCGAACATACGGATTTTCAGTAATATCAATTATAGTTGCGTCTTCATTTGTCCTTACATGTATGTCGCCTGCTAGTGGAATAATGTAGCCGTGTGTCATTGCATCTAACATCGGTAAACACTTCTTAGCAGTCATTCCGTGTGCACCTTTCACGTCTCTAAAAGATTTACTAACTGCAGGAATAGATTTATACCATTCCGGTATAAATTTATTAGCAGGTCCAGGCGGGATTAATACTGTAGAATGTTGTTCGGAAGTTAAAAACTCTATTAGTGGATCTTTAAAAATTGATATAAGCGACATTTACCCTCTTTTATTTAAATTTTGGCCCAAGTACCCAACAAACTAAACTTTTCCGTTTTCCGGATTCAACTTTTGTAACTTGATGGGGAACAAACGACGGAAATGCTATTACATCTCCCTTTTTAGGCTTTGTACTATTTACATTATTAGGATTTCCGTCAGGAATAATCTGGAATTCTCCGCCGGTGAATTCGCTATCCGGATCTGATAATATAACAGAAATTCCTAATTTTCTATGATGTGGTCCAAACGTATCCTTTGCTGCTCCGTCAATATGCCAACCATAAAACTCGTTAATTTCATATGTAGTATATTGTAGTGCTTCTATATGAGATAATGTAAATTGATACTTGTCAGTATTAATCCTAGCAACTATTTCAGCCATTTTATTAAATAGCCAACTAGTTTCTTCATTTGGTTGTATCCAAGATACTGTACTATTTCTAATTTTTAAATCTTCAGAATTTTTTGAACCAACTTTTGCTCGCTGGAACGCTAATTCGTCTCCCATTTTAATTATTTTATTAATTTCTTCTTCTGTAAATGCACCTGACCAACAAACTAATGGTTCTAATGCAGTGTGAATATCTGGTATTGTATACATAATTTTTATAGTGTGAATGTAATTATAACGTACCCGCCTGTGGGCACTGTTACTGTTATAGGCGAAGTATCATAAACTGTATAGTAGCTTGTATAATAACTTGTAAAGCTTCCAAGCGTTGGGGGTATTGCAGTTGCAGCGCCGCCTACACCTCCTGGTAATGATACTCCAAATATATTAAAGGTAGATCCGGTATTTGTAGTACCTGCATTTGTTCCGGTGTTTCCTGAAACGTAATTCCCCGGAACGTAATTTCCTGGGTCGTAATTGCCCGGAACGTAATTGCCCGGTTGATAATATGCTGGCACATTACCGTAAAGTTGTCCCGCCCCAGGAGTTCCGACTGCATACGGACTAGATGGAGTAGTACCACCATTGCCTGGCATGTTATACCCGCCCATTGTATTAACACTACTCGGATACGGAGAATAATATGCATAAAAGTTATAATATGTAACAGACTGGGTAACTACATTATAATACCAACTCCAATTTCCCGGAGGCCCAGAAGCATCAGCATACCAGGTACTTGGACTCCAGTTTACATAATAAACTCCGACTTGTACACCGTTTTGCGCTGCATTAGTAGATCCAGGATTAGTATACGAGTTATTAACAGCTGGATTTGTATATCCAGAATTAGTATACGAATTGTCGTAAAAGTTTCCAGGAATATAAGTTCCTACCCCACCGGCTCCGGATATGAAAATACGTTGTTTTCCGTATCTAGGATTATAAGTTCCGGACGAATTAATAGTAACTGGAGTCATATCAGCAGGAGTTATTTCACGAATTAACTTCCCAAAAAATTTGCCAATCATGGTTATCTAACTCCATACATTGATAAACTTCCGGCAAACGTTGTACCGCCATCTGTTGTAAAAAATGTCCAAACATCATAACCCCCGGTACCAATTGCAGTCAATGTGGCAGGAGGAATTGCACCATTTGGCCATTTAACATTACCTGCGACTCCTGCACGTTGCCACGTTAAACTAGAAATTGCTACGTTGTTTTTAACAATAACATTTATTGAGAATATGTTTGTACTAATCATTGTAGCAGGAGTGCCAGTAAAATTAAAAGTTTTTGCTTGACTAGCAGTAGTATCACATGTAATAATTATTGTTGACGTAGTAGTTGTAGTTAAATCAATAGTAAGGGTAGTTGCAGTACTTGATAGTGTAGTAGTTGGTTCTGTTATGCTAATAACACCACTACCGTTAATTGTAATAGTAGTTCCGTCAACTTTTACACCACCTAATTGTGTAGTACTTGCAGTTGCTAACCCAATTGTACCTGATGAATTAGAAATACCACTAGTTCCAACTACTGGTATAATTACACCACCTAATGTTGTTGTAGTTGTAGCAATTAATGAGTATGTGTTTGCACCACTAATAACACCAGTTGATGGATTAATTGTAATAGTAGTTCCGTCAACTTTTACACCACCTAGTATTGAATTGCTAGCAATTGTTAATGGAGTGCTACTACCAGTTCTTAACAGTGCTGATAAATTTTTTGACATTTAGTTTCCTTGTATGATTAGTCAAATAATAAACTATTTATAACTATCACAGTGCTTGAATTTGCTTAGTTAAAAGTTCAATCTGTGCAATAAGTTCTTCTTTAGTTGGTTGAACAGGCGTATCATCGATTAGTGCTTCAATTGGTCTTTCATCTATAAAGTTTCCATCCAAATAAACCCAACCAATACACACTTCTTTTTCAGCCGCTACCCATCCGTTTTGTAATGCATATTCTGCATCTGCTTCAACAGTGTTTACAACATTGCCGTTTTCGATTACTGCATAATGTGCCATATCTCTACCCCCGTTAATATTCAATTACTACAATGCCAGCAGCACCTGAGCCGCCTGAACCGTTTGATCCCGGACCGCCACCGCCACTACCGGAATTCGTCGCAGCAGTTTGCCCATTAGAAGTTCCTTGACCTGGATTAGCATTTCCTCCGCCGCCTGCGCCTCCCCATATCGAGTTCCCTCCTGGGCCTCCGCCAACTTGAATGGAGCCCGATCCTAGGATTCCTGTGCCACCACCACCGCTAATGTTTAGGTCACCGCCGGATGCTGCACCTCCCGCACCGGCAACAAAAGTACCGCTGCTTGCTCCTCCTCCACCGGTTAACGTAGTTGTAGAGTAAGTAAAACTGCTAGCTCCACCAGCGGCGCTTCCTCCTCCGCCTGCGCCAATAGTAATTGTTGCTGTTCCACTGCTCAATGTAACAACCTTAATTGCTGTACCACCGGCGGAGCCACTAGCACCACCATTACCGCTGCTCCCACTAGAGGCGCCACCGGCACCACCGCCGGTAACAGTCACTTTACACTTAGTAACTCCTGCAGGGACTGACCACGTTCCAGAAGAAGTGAATACAACTAGATTAGAAAAACCACCACTTGCTGGAGCACTAGATGCCCATGTAGTGCCGTTAGATACTAACACGTTACCAGATGTGCCCGGAGCAACCGCAGCAAAATAATCCGTTCCGGCAACCGCATTCGCTAACGCGCCACCTAAATTTGCTTTCAATAACGATGTTCCTGTCGGTGGCGCTAGGTAATCTGTTCCGGCAGATGCAGCAGTAACTGCTCCTGTTCCGTTACCTCTTAAAACACCTGTAAGTGTAGTTGCGCCAGTACCGCCGTATGTAATAGGCAATGGATTACTTCCAGATCCTGCTCGTATTATATTTGAAAGATTTTTTGCCATTTAGTTTCCTTTTCTATATTATGCTAAAATTTTATCAATCGACTCTTGTGAAATAGAACCACTGTCGACTAGCAGTTGTAGCCATTGTTCTGCATCGGCAACAAGTAACGGAGTTGAAAATTCAACTTTTACAGTCGTGATTTCATCGGTTTTGTTATTGTCCCATTTGATCTTTTCAGCAAGTGTTAGTGCATTGCGGATGTCGTCTAAGGATAAGCGTTTTGGTAGCGTTTCTGGTACAACAGGTGCGGGAGGAATGAAAACGCCGTTAAGATACTCGTCACCAATGTTTGCTGTATCTGATTTAACAAGCACCCAATCGCTAGGCATCAAATGTACATCTTCATCACGCAAAACGATAGTGTTTTCTACTTTTGAATTTAATATTTTTGCGTATCTCATTACTCTCTCCAAAAAATAAGGCAATACCCACCAGTACCTGCGGTAATGTTAATAAATGAATTACTAGAACTAGATTGGTTACTTACCCCTCTAGCGCCTTGACCGCCGTATCCAAAAGCATTATTTAAAGGTGAGCTTCCGCCAGTACCTCCTATAACATATAAAGACTCTGTTTGTCCAGCGGTTAGAATAAACCCGTTAGAGCCTGTAGCTCCGTTATTCCCTCCAAGGCCGCCAAGTCCTCCAAAACCACGATATACGTTACCATTAACTTGAAAGAAATCACCATATCCTCCACCAGTTCCGCCGGAAGCGGATAAAGACACGCCTGTACCTGTAACTGTAGACGTTCCTCCTGTAGCGCCTCCTGCGCCAGCAGAAGTAGCTGCTGCGCCCCCTGAGCCTAAAGATACGGTTAAATTTGACGTAATTTGAACAATTGCAGTGGTTAAATATCCACTGCCTCCACCGCCTCCAGCGCCGCCAGTTAGTTTAGTAGTATCTTGTCCATAACCGCCAGAACCTCCACCACCTCCGCCGCCAAGCAGAACAACCATACATTCAGTCACTGTAACAGATGGCCGCGTCCATGTACCGCTGCTAGTAAATGTTTGAGAACGATTCCACCCGCCGCCAGCACCGCCGGCACCTAATAATGTACTCATTAGTAAACTCATATGTTAAATCCTATTAAAAAAGTATTATCCAACCTCTAGTGCTATCGGTGTAGACTAGAGTGGCGTTTCTATTTGATACATTCAGCACTAAATCCTGGACTGTTCCTAGTATTTTATTACCATTTGATGCAATTGTAAGATTACTTGTTGCAAATGTACCGGCATAATCAGCAATGACTATTGTATTGCTAGCAGCCGGAGAGGCAGGTAATGTAATAGTAAATGTTCCGCCAGACGTATTTGCTAAAATATGATCTCCTGCTACAGCAGGATTGTATGTTGTATTTTTTATAACCCATGTAACAGCTGGCATATAATCAACACCAGCAGTAGCTGCAGTTAATGCATTTGCACCATTACCTTTAACTAATCCGCTAATTGTGCCGATCGGAGCTTGATAATCGGTACCTGCAACCGCGTTAGTTAATGTATTGCCAGTACCTTTAGTTAACCCGCTTAGTGTAATAGATGTTGTTACGTTTCCTAATAAGCAGTAAGGAGCTTGTAATACTTTCCAGTTAGATGTACTTAGATTATATACTAGAGAAACATAAGTTCCATTAACATCTAACAATAATGATGTGTCATTTTCGACTGTTTTGCCAATACCAGGTAAAACAGTTAAGTTATTTGTAAGAAAAGATCCAGCACTTGCTACATCTACAAAATTAACAATACTTCCATCAATTGGATTTGACGGCAATGTTACTGAGAATGCAGCAGTTGTTGTATCACATCTTACTAGGTCGTTCACTGATGCAACATATCCATTAGTAGTTATAATACTAGTAGAACTAATACCGGTTCCGAGTGGAGTTTCTAATATTCTCCAATTACTGTTAACGTCGTTATAAACTAATGCTATATAAGAACCGGCTATATCAAGTATTAGTGATGCGGTATCGTCTTCTATTTGTTTAGAACCAGCAACTAATATTGTTAAATTATTAACAGCAAACATTTTGTGAGTATCGATTACGCCTACAATGTCACCGTCTACTGGATTACTAGGTAATGTAATTGAAAATGCACCTGCGGTAGTATTACATCTAACAAGATCGTTTGCTTTAGCAATATATCCATTACTAGTTTGTATTGCAGTTGGGCTCAATCCTCCGCCAACTGCACCCCATGCACTACCATAATAACCTTCAAATTTTCCAAGGCTCGTATTAAATCTTAAATTACCTTGAGTAGCAGTTGGTCTTGATGCAGTATCACCTGTTGGAATCGTTAATGAAGTTCCGATAGATAATCCAGTTGTAAACGATGACACTACACTAATAACACCACTACCGTTAATTGTAATTGTACTATTGTCAACTTTAACACCACCTAGTTGTGTATTACTAGCAACTGCTAGGCTAATAGTTCCGCTAGTATTAGTTATTCCACTTGTGCTAACTGCTGGAACAATTACAGTTCCTAAGGTAGAAGTAGTTGATGCAGGTAATGAACTTCCATTTACGCTAATTATGCCACTGCCATTAATTGTAATAGTAGTACCATCAACTTTTACACCCCCTAATACCGAGGTACTTGACGTCGGTAATGTATATGTGGTACTGAGAACGCCTGATCCGTTAATATCTAGCCCGCTACCAACTTTTACACCCCCTAATATTGTACTACTTGCAATCGGTACTGAACCAAGTTTGCTATTAAAAGTAACCCAATCTGCTGTACTTAAAACACCTCTAACAGTACTCGATGCGGTTGGAATATTTAACGTAATAACAGGAGTGCTTGATCCATTTGTGACAGAAGACGACACATCAGTGCCATTAGAGCCAATAGATAATGCAGATACGTTAGTAACGGTGCCACCGGTCGGAGTTTGCCAGATTGCAGTAGTTGCGCTAGTTGCAGTTAGCATTTGACCGGTCGTTGGTGCAGTTGCAGTCGAGATACTTATTGTAGACGACGATGTTTTTAATCCATATGCAATTGCATTAGTACATGACAACAAGTCACCACTTATTGGATTTCCTAATGCGCCGTTTGGAGCTATAAAATCTACTCCTATTTGTGCTGCAGTAAATGCTGCTGTACCATTACCTTTTACTAAACCAGCGATCGATGTAACTCCGGTACCCCCGAGTGATACCGGAGTTACCACAGTGATTGTTGTTCTTAGTAAATTTGAAAGAATTAATGACATCAATTGTTCCTTGTTTTGATTAACTATAAGTATTTATAGTTAAGCCTGCGCTTCACCCCATCTTAATACAATACTAGCAGGAGTTGCAGTACCGGATACCTTGTACACGTTAATTGCTAACACGTCAGGCCCATTTGGATATGTTCCTCGTCCGCCTAGTGTAGTATTAGTTAATTCTTTCAAATCAGTTAAATCAAGTACAGAAGTAGATCCTGGAGCACTAATGAACGAAAATACAGTTTCTCCTGGTAACGCGTACGGAGGTTGTCCAAAAGAAAACGCAATTGTTGTAGCAGCTGCAATACTTGTATTTGAATTTTGTGTAAAGTTAATACGATAATATTGTGTACTACCAAATGTTAACGAATTACTAATTGTCTGAACACGCGTTCCGGCCGGAAAG